CAAGCCACGAGCAGCCATAGCTGCACCAGCGGCTCTCATAGCACCTGCAGCCCATGCTGGAGGGTTTTTACCTTCAAACTGCTCCATCAGTCCAGTAAGTTGACCTTGCACTGTAGCGTCTGTTGAGGGCGCTCCTGTAGCAGCTTCAAAGTTAATCTCTTTCTTGACACGCTCCATGTCTACAGCAGAGCCTGTAATCGTCTCACCAGTCTGTAGTGTACGAGCATCAGGTGCATCTACTGTCTGGGCTTTATCAATCTGAGTAGCATCTAGGCCTAGCTGTGCAAGCTGTTGTGGAGACATATTAGCTGCATCTACAGTAGCATCTTCAGATACAGAACCTTTAGCAGCTTCTAAGCTGTCTAGTGCTTCAGACACAGCAGGTGTAGAGAGTGTAGTACTTACAGCTTCCGCATTAACATCTGTAGGTGCTTGAACATCAGCAGCAGTCTCTGCTGTAGTACCTGTCACCGTAGGTGCAGGGTCTTTAAGCTGTCCAGTAGCAGGGTCAATGAGTTGTTCATCTGATACTTCGTTTAGCTCTACATCTGCTTTAGTTGTCATAGATGTAGGATCATTGATAGCACCAGAGACTAGCTCTGCACTGGTAGGTACTTCAGTAGCTTTAAATGAAGCTTCAGCAGAAGTCATACCCTCTTGTGCTAGGTTAGCAGCAGCCTCTGCAGATGTAATAGCATCTTGTAGTGTTGTGTCTTCAGGATTAGCAGCTTGAGCAGCTCTTGCATCTTGTAGTGCTTTCTGGGAGTCAGCAAAAGCCTTCTGGGCTGCATCTAGTGCTGTAGGCTGTTGTACTGGTCTTATACCACTCACGTCAGGGCGTTTATCAGGTGATGTAGCTCCTGTATTGGGAGAATCAAGACCACCAGAGATAGGCTTTGGTTTAACTGTATCAGGGTTTGCAACGCCTTTCTCTGCATTAACTAATGTAGGTGCAACCCAGTTTTTAAGAATCTCAGCACTAAGCATACCACCTGCAGCATAACCCTTTACAAGACCGCCCTGTGCCATGTTAATGCGCTTCTCAGCTAATTCACTCATCTTGCCTACACGAGCAGCAGCACCAGGCTGAGAGGCTAAGAACTTAGCTTGCTCATCAGCTTGCATACCTTGCATTTCTGGGACAATCTTTCCCATCTGTTCAGGTGTAAAGCCACCAAATCGTTTAGCCATTATAATAGTCCTTGTTATTACCCAGCCTCAAGTAAATAGCTGCAGTTATATATCTATGTGTTGGGGAGGGGTTATAGTGGTAGTTATATCACTTAGCTGCATATAAAGCAATAGCAGTCAAGGCCTTCTACGAAATAATCCAATGAAACTTCTACCTATCTCACCAGGGCTAGGCGCTAACCACCCTGCAATTAGTAGAAGCAACATAAGAGGGTCTACTTCTGTGTTTGTACTCGTATCTTGTATTACAGTATCTACAGGGGCTTCTATCCGCATCTGTGGTCTAGTGTTACTAACTACTCCAACAGTCTGGTTATTCTCTTTACCTATCTGTGTATTCGCTGCTACGTTAGTCCCGCCGCCCGTCAGTAGGCTCAGTGGGCTTACCCCGCACCCCGCCAGACTTACCAAACCAATCCATACCGAAAGCCAAAGCACTAAACGTAAAGACTGGCCAGACCAAGATCTCAATGATGTTAACATCTTTAGTTTCCACAAGGTAGGCAAGCCAAACAAACAGGAGTATAGCTACTTCACGTTTGTACGTCTTAGGTTTCATCTTCCAGCCATAGCCTCTACAGCAGTACGGATAGCTTTGATATTCTCGTCCATACGAGCAGTAGCTACGGCCTGTTCTTGTACGACCCTAGAGAGTGTCTCTGTTCTAGCTTCAAGCTTAATGATACTAACCTTGTTTGACTCTACTGCGTTATTCATAGAAGCTACAAACCAGATGAGTGCAACGGTCTGCATAGCAATAGCAAAGACCAAAGTTACAGGTACAGTTTTAGTTAGGTGCCAAGGCTCTGTGGTCATTTTGGGTAAGCTTTCCGTGAGAGTTGAAAGTGAGGGCCATCAGGGAAAGACTTCCAGTCACCACCCCATTGTAAGTCTATGTTTAGTGTTTGTGCTGCTTGCTTCATAGCGTCAGCAATAGGGTGAAAGTACTTCCAGTCCCACGACACAGGATACGGGAAGAGATCTACAGCATGTCCAGTAATGTGTCTGCTGTTCATAGTTGTAGACTTGCCAGCAGCTACGAGTGTCTTCTGGCGTTCTACTGATCTAAGGCCTTCACCTACAGAGAAGTCTTGCTCTGTGAGGGTGATGGCTAGTTTAACTACAGCTACAAGGTCAGGGTGTACACCTTCTAGAGTTTGTAAGCTTTTATTACCTAGTTGATATGACATCTATACCTCATATACGATTACAACAATACCATTACCGCCGTTGCCACTTAGGTGATCCGCTGCGGTACTCCTATCAACAGAACCGCCAGAACCTGCGCCGTAACCTCCATTTGAGGAATTGGCATTGCGCATACCACTAGACGCATCAAAGGTATAGATTGTACTGCCTAGAACGGGTGACTGAGAGCGGCCTTGCTGGTAAGTTGATAGGTATGTAGGCCAAGAAGAGTTATTACTAACTCTTGCGCCATCACTTGTTTGATTACTGATGACAGATGCACTTGCTCCGCTGTTACCATCTATTACTGCGCAACCACCACCAGAGGCACACGTAGATTCAGTAGAAGATGCAATTGCACCTCCAGAGGCACCACCTGTGTAGTTTAGCTGGTTACCTCCAGAGGCAGTACCTCCAACAGCAGCAGCAGCAACGCTAGTATCTGAGCCTGTTGTTGATATCTCACGAGCGCCACCTCCGCCACCACCATTGGCTATCATATTCAAGCCAGAGCCTACAAATTTACTCTGACCGCCAGCATTACCAACTAGATAGTGGTCAAATGCGCTTCTAACCCCTGCTCCACCCGTGCCTATGGTGATAGTCGAACTGGATGCGGAAGCTGCAGATATTTTAGAGTAACAGAAACCTCCTCCACCTCCACCAGCGGCAGCGGCTGTACCTGCTGGGTTAAAAAGACCAGAAGAGTTGTCACACTCCGCAGAGCCGCCAGAACCGCCAGCGCCAATTACGAAGATGTGTATATATCTAGCGTTGTTGAGTTTAGGAGTCCAAGTCCTGCTGGTTGTAATGATCTCTGTCACCAGAAAAGATTTACCATAGAAGTTATTTAAGCTAATGGTCTGCCCTGATGTAGGCAACCCTGTCGCTAAACCCCAATACTCAGAGAGGCTGATAGGGTTAGCCCCTCCAAACTCTGCTTGTATCTGTGATAAGGATAGTGATACGCCTGATGATGGTAGAGCCATATTACTGACCTTTCTTGAGAGCTTCTACTTCAGCTTTAAGCTCTTTAACCGCCTCAATGAGTACACCAACAAGGTTGCCATAAGCTACAGAGAGATACTCTTCACCTACGTGTACAACTTCTGGCATTACTTCCTGTACTTCTTGAGCAATAACGCCTGTAGATGCCTTGCCGTCTTTGGTGAAGTTAACACCACGAAGCTTAGACACAGTATCCAAGGCATTAGGAATTGTAACAATGTCAGACTTGAGGCGTCTGTCAGAATACGCAGTTACGTTACCTAGGGCAGTCCAGTTACCACTGTCATCACACCACGAACCCCAAGCACCTGACTGAGTCAGGAATCCAATATTATTGGAGTTACAGTGTAATGTTCTATTCCCATTATCTGTATCAACCATAACAATATTAGAAGATGTAGTATTACCTACAGTTAAGGTACTGCCAGTACTAAAGTTGTGTGCTGTAGAACCTGCTAGTAGTGCTTTGGAGTCTAGTTCTGACTGCAAGCCATCTACATTGGAGATAACATGGTTGTGACTATTATTTGCTACTACAGCATTGATGCTTACGTTAGATGTACCATTAAATGATACAGATCCAGATACATCACCAGCAAGACTAATAGTACGTGCTGTTTGTAGTGCAGTAGCTGTAGAAGCGTTACCTGTTACGTTACCTGTTAGTGGTCCTTGGAAGCTGCCAGCCACAAGAGCTTCACTACCTACAGTCCACTTATCAGTAGTCTCATCCCATACAAATGTCTTGTTTGGCTGTGTGCCACGCTCAATCTCAATACCACCATTCTGAGTAGGTGTTGCACCTGTAAAGTTA